ATAACAGATAGAGAGCAGATTATTGTAACAAGAGAAGATGAATCACAAGTAACTGAAACAAACAAATAACTATGGCAAACGTAAATAAATATAATCCTTTGGTAACTGCGGCAGAAGTTATTAGCAATAGTTTTACTAATGCAAATACTGATACTGCTTTAATATCTAATAATACTATATTACTTGCTGAATTAGCACATTTAAAAGAAGCAATAGGTCAAAAGTTTTATGAAGAAATAAAAACACAACATCATAATGGTACTTTAACTACTGCAAATGAAACCTTAATGGATGATTTTTTAACTAGATGTTTATGTTGGTTTGTTAGATTTGAAGTTATAAATGAAGTACAAAGTAATAGTACAAGTGCTGGTATAGTACATAATATAGATGAGTTTGCTACAATTATAGACCCAGCAGAATTAAATGCTTATAAACAAGACACATATAGAAAGGCTGAAATATATTTAAAAGATATGTTAGATTATATGGATGATGATGACCAATCAGGTCAATATCCTACTTATGAATCTAATAAACCTTGCAATAATAATGTTTACAAGAATCATGGTATAATAATGTATGATAGTATATATTCAAGACCTACCAGAAACTATGGTAGTTGGAAAGATTACTGTCCTTGTGATGACTGTTAAAAAATAAATAAATGGCTTCAAACGAACATAAAAACTTAAATGACGCAAATAGACATAACCCAAAAGGGTTTGAAATTGCTACTAATAGTACAGTTTTATGCAAAAGCATAGGTACTGATGTTACTTTAACTGATGGTAGTTTGGCTTGGCAATCCAAATCTTTAATGGGAACTACTAATTATCAAATGCAAGGATTTTTAACAGGTGCTACAAATTACACTTACGGAGAGGATATTGCAGACACAAAGTCTCCTTATGAGATGGCTGTAGATTATACTGCTTCAACTGTTGCAGGGGCAACTATAACAGTAACAAAGGTATTTAGAATAGGTCAAGGATGTGTTATACCACAAGCCTGTAATGTTAGTTCTATTTTTGGTTGGATGACTTCTAATGGAACAACCACTATAACACTTGCATTGTGTAAGGTAACTCCAACAGCAGATGATTCTTCTGCTCTTCAGCCTGTAGTTATTGATGAAATTGCTTTAACTGGTCTTAATAGTAATGATAAAATGATTGCTATAAATGAGACAACTATAACCACTCCAGCATTAGCAGCAGGAGATATTATTTTTCCAATGGTAAAAGAATCAAGTGCAGGTTCTACAATATACTTTAACACTAACATTCAAACAACAGCGTTCTAATGACAACTAAGGAGGAGATAATAGCAATGAAAAAAGATATAACTTCTATAAACAAAAAAATAGATAGCATAGATGAAAAGTTAGATATGTTAACAGACAAATTACTAAATCCTGATAATGGTGTTACTGCTAGGGTAAACAGAAATACAATGATGAGAAAGAATTTAGTAAAAGCAATGTGGGTAATATATACTATTACTCTAGGAGCAATAATAAAAATATTTACAGAATAATAAAAAAATAATAATATGGCAACAACAATAAC